AGAGGCGGATTCATACCTAGCTTTGATCATTTAAAGGCTTCTGATAGCTATTTCTTAAGGCGCCACGGTGCAATTGAAGATGAACTTAAAGTTTGATATAGACCTTGATAAATACGAAGGTGAAGACCTTGTATTTTTAATTGGAACACCAGGCTCCAAGTGGAGCCATGCTCATATTATTATGTGTGAACATCCGGATCTAAACAAGTCCGATTGGTCAGAGGTAAAACACTGGGACTCTAAAGGCGAAAATATACATGGTGTTGTTAAAAACACAGGCGGTCACAGAGGTGCTTATTGGGGGCCTGGAAATATGTATGGACAAAACTTTGGAAGATTAGATCTTTTATCTAAAAAAGAATTTGTCAAAGAGTTTATGGATGCTTTCGAAAATTGGGATGGAATTAAGATTATTAAATCTCATTGGTTTGCTTACAACATAGATTATTTAAATAGCGTTTTTCCTAAAGCTAAAATTGTTATGTGCTATTCAGGCGACATAGAAAGCTTCTACTGGTGGATTAAAAGCGGAGGATGGGGCCTTGGTTATGCAAATTACGCTTGGTATGAGGATGATGTTAGAATGCTAGAAAAGATCAAAGAAGAGAATGGTTATATATTAAAGTTTGCCATAGACAGAGATTTGGACTTTGACTTACTACCACGCAGTATTTTATTCGATAAAGTAGGTTTAAGAAAAACTAAACTTAATACGCGCACAGAAATTGAGCAGCACGCTGACCCACGTGTTAAATGCAAAATAGCAGTATACGCAGGCGGGTATGTAAGCAATTTTAATCATCTAAGACCGTCAGACAGTTACCTTTTTGAAAAGAGAAGAAAAAATGAAATTTGATATTGGAAACGTTGTTAAGTATTCAGGCGAGGATTTAATTTTTTTAATTGGATGTCCGGGCTCTAGGTGGAGCTCTGTATTTTTAGATTTGGCTAAAAACGAAGCTGTAAATACTACAGAGTGGCGCGAAGAGAATAAATGGGATCAGCCTGTACAGAATGTAAAAGGCGAGCATATTAAGATAGGCATCCACAGGGGTGTTTATTGGGGACCTGGCAACACATATGGCGAAGGTTTTGATAAACTATTTGCTATGTCAAAACCTGAGATTTTGGCAGAATTTATGGAGCCTTTTGAAAATTGGGACAAAATTAAGGTCATAAAGTCTCATTGGTTCGCTTATCATATAGAATATTTACAAGCGTTATTTCCAAAAGCCAAGATAGTTTCATGCTATGCCAACGATATAGATAGCTTTTACTGGTGGCATAAATGCGGTGGTTGGGGTATGCTATTCCCTAATTATACTTGGTATAATGACGATTCCAAGATGCTCGAACAGATCAAGGAAGAGAATTACAGAATTTTGAAGTTCAATAGAGACAGGAACGTTACCTTTAACTTGTTGTCTACTAATGAATTTTACAAGAATTTAGGATTGCCAGCGTCAGAAAATAGCGACGAAGGCAAACTTAAATGTGAAGTGGCAATATATGATGGAAGTTATATATCCAATTTTGGACATATAATTAGGTAAATTTTTAACTTTTAAGAAGGAAAAATCATGACAATCGGAAAACAATTGGTTGAACGCATTAGAGCGGAAAATCAACCTTTATTTGAAGCAAGCAAAATGAACATCAAACATTGGTTCAAAGACTCAGCACGTACTAAGGAAGATTACTTACTACACTTCCAAGGTCGTTTAGCTAACGAGTACATGAACATGGTAGGTATTTCAGAAGCTATTGCTAAGTTACCAACAAGCACATCAGCAGAAGAAATGATGCTTTTAACTAAACAAGCACAAGACGAAGCTAATCACTTCCGTTTAGTGAAAGAAGTTATTGAGCACATCGAAGGCAAAGAGATCAACACTCAAGAATATCTTGACCGTGAATTTGCTCGTAAAGCTGACGACAAAGGTGCACGTACACTTAAAACTTATGACGTAGAAAACGATCCTGTTGCATTAGCTGTTTATCAGTTAGTAGCTGAAGGCCGTGCTGCTACATCATGGGAAACTATGTGTGAAATTGGTGCTTACGACGAAACAGTAGCTGAAAAATACGGCGTAATCGCTAAAGACGAAAAATTTCACTCAAACATCGGTGCAGTTCGTTTAGAAAAATTAGCTAATGAAGATGCTTCTGTTGCAGACAGAGCTATCGAAATGGCTAAAGTAATGCGTAAAGAGCTTTATGAGATCATCGTTGGTAACACTTGCGATACTCCTGCAGCTCGTGAATTAGCAGCAACAGCATACGGTTGGTAATGTGATTATAGGCCTCTCTCAGAGAGTCCTGTTTCACAAGGATAGGGCACATGATTCCCTAGAGCACGGTTGGTACCGTCTTTTAGAGGATCATGCGATTTGCCCTATTCCCAACTTCGACCGCAACTTTGATCAACTTGCGAAAGATTTAGATGTACTGATCTTGACCGGTGGGGACGATACCGCCATTAGAAGAATTACAGAGTTAAAAATTGCTACAGCAATGATGAAGCTAGGGAAGCCTATACTAGGCGTTTGTCATGGCGCCTTTGTATTGACTTCAGTTCTTGGGGGAAAGGTAGCACAATGTGATGGTCATATGGACACTGAGCATTTTGTTACCTACCGCCGCAAAAAAATCAAGGTCAACTCCTTTCATTCAAATCAAATAGTAGAAATCCCTGAGAAAGCTATTAGTTTAGCTGAAGACAAGGATGGTCATTGTGAAGCGTGGATAGATGGAAATGTAGGCGCAATAGTGTGGCATCCTGAACGAATGGAAGAGCCTTTTATACCAACTGAGATTATGGAGTTTTTAAATGATAAACGTAAAACATAAGATGCAGGTAAGAGATAGATGGGTATTTGATTTAACACCTATAACAAAAGCAACACAAGAATTTACACCTACAGGCACAGACTATGTGCTTATGAAGCAAGGAAGTTTTAAACAAGCCAATTTGGCTTTTGCAGAAACAAATGGCGCATTTTGTGTCAATCAACCATACAAAGTAGCTGGCGAAGGTGTGGTGATTAGTTTTCCAGGCTTAAGATTATTAGAGAGCCGTTACTACATACAAAATGAATTAGATATTGGAAATCTCACTTATATCGATGGCGGCACAAACACTACAGCTATTGGGCCAAGTCGATTAGGTGATCCTGTAGTTAACTACGTTCACTTCCCTGCCAACATGTATCAAACATTGCATACACACCCAAGTCACCGTATTGGCATGATTATTAAAGGTCGTGGCAAGGTTGAATTGGACAATGAATTATATGACGTGCTAGAGGGCGAAACGTTCTTTATGCGTCGCAATGAATTGCATAACTTCGTAACAGAAGATTCAGAAGTTATCTTATATGTATTTGCACCTGATAGCGGTACTGGCCCAACTGATGAAATTAATCCGTTGAAGATTAGAACCTATATCGGTCAACAAAGAGCGGATAGTAAAAAGTATTTGAAAGAAGACAGCGCTAAACGTATAGCATCAAGAAGTGCTGTAGATATTAGCCAACAGCGATCATTCAAATAATGAAGCAACTATTATTGTTAACTGGTCCACAGGGGTCAGGGAACCATATATTTAGCCGTATATTTAGCGCAAATAAGCTTGTATGCGGATGGACTGAAATACTAGATAAGTATTGGGTTCCTACTGATGAAGATAAATTTGCTAAATACTTTATTAACCCTGAATTATTAACCAAAGAAATTATAGATTCTTTTGGTGAATTTGATTATTACGTTACTGATATTAGTTATCCGTTCGTATATAATGGGGTCAAACATTACCCAAAGATTAATGAGTTTCGTTCTCAATTAGAATCTTTAGGTTTTAAAGTAACAACAGCTGTAATAGTGAGAGATCAGCATATTAATACCTTGCAGCAGCAAAGGGTTAGAGGCGAAGCAACATTGCCATATGCCATGAAATACTATAAAGACATGAAGATTGATGCCTTTTTAGATCTCGAAGCTTTGTTTTTACATAAGGAACGTTATGTGGAGTGGGTGTCTAAAATATTAGACTTTCCTGTTCCTGACTTTGAATTAGCGTTTAAGTTCCATGGTGAATCACCAAACGCTAAATATGTGTCTTATGTTATAGAGCACTGGCTAGACGAAACAGTAAAAAAAGGACTTGTTCCTTTTGATAAAAGATGCCCGTAGTTATATTAATAATGGGCTTACCAGGGTCAGGTAAAACTACCTTATCAATTGAGCTGATGAAGCTTATGGATGATACTGAATGGTTTAACGCTGATCAAGTAAGAGCTGCCTACAACGATTGGGATTTCTCATTCGATGGCAGAGTAAGGCAGGCAAGAAGGATGCATGATTATGCCAAGTCTTCGAAGGCAAAATACTGCATACTAGATTTTGTATGCCCGCTAAAAGAAATGAGAGAGATGATTAATCCTGATGTTTTAGTTTGGATTGATACAGACAATCAAAGTACTTATAGTGATACAAATCAAATATTTATGAAACCATTAGAATTTACGTTTAGAATCACAGAAAGAAATGCTCCAAAGTGGTCTAAAAAAATTTTTAATTACTTACTTAAAAAGGAAAAAAAATGACAGATTCAGTTACAATCAAATTAGAACTAACTTTAGATGAAGCAAATTTAGTATTATTTGGACTAGGTGAGTTACCAAGCAAATCAAACGCATGGAACTTAATTGTTAAAATTCAACAACAGGCTTTACCTCAACTACCAAAACCTGAAGAGGAGCCTAAAAAAGAGGAAGTAAATGGCTGACGACAAAAATAAACCAGGCACCATTATTCCTCTTCCAAACATGAGAGGAAGAAGATAAGTGGTGAAATCAGACGTAGAATCAAGATTAAGCACACATGAGGAAGTATGTGCTTACAGATACGAAACAATCAATGCACGCCTTAAACGTTTAGAGCAGATCCTGTTGGCAACAGCAGGAACTGTTATTCTTTTCTTAGCAACACATCTATTTAAATAAGGCGAATCATGAGTAAAGCAGGTGATTGGTTAGCACAAGTAGCGCCCACGGTAGCTTCTGCATTAGGCGGTCCTTTAGCAGGTCTCGCTGTCACAGCAGTTTCTAAAGCAATTGGTATTGCTCCACACGAAGTTAAAGATGTTCTCGAGTCAGGTAAACTAACCGCAGAACAAATTGCTCAAGTTAAAATAGCAGAAATAGAATTACAAAAACAACAAGAGTCTTTAGGTATTAAATTTGAAGAGCTCGAAGTTCAAGACAGAATATCTGCTCGCAATATGCAGATGGCGCAACCTTCTAAATTAGTGCCATTTATTGCTATCTTAGTTATTACGTCATTTTTAGTTACTACAATTTGTACATTAGCTGGCTGGACACACGCAGATTCAGTATTAGCTGGCACTTTAATTGGTTACTTATCAGCAAAAGCTGAACAAGTCATTTCGTTCTATTTTGGATCTTCTCACGGAAGCCAAAAGAAAGATCAAATGATCTATAACTCAACACCTATCAAGGGTGAATAATGAATTTATCACCACATTTCACTTTGGAAGAGCTTACAAGAAGTGAGATTGCTGATCGCTTCAATATTGACAATGCTCCTAAAGAGCAAGGCATTCTTGATAATTTAAAACTTTTAGCAGAGGAATTAGAAAATGTTAGAGATCTTCTTAATAATCCTATTCGTATTAATAGCGCTTATCGCTGTTTGTCTGTTAACGATAAATTGGGTTCTAAACCAACCTCAGCACACACAAAAGGACTTGCAGCAGATCTTACTTGTTCGGGTTACGGCACGCCTCGCGATGTTGTTGCTGCAATCGCAAGATCTAATTTGGAATACGATCAAGTCATTTTGGAGTTTGATCGCTGGGTGCATTACGCGATTGCTCCAAAAGGTGAAAAGCCTCGTAAACAAAAATTAATTATTGATAAAAACGGTACAAGGCCGTTTGCATAAGGGATAGTCATGACAGCAGCAGTAGCAATGACCTATGATAGTTTGGTAGAAAATATTCAGTCCTACCTAGAACGTACAGACCAAGCAACATTGGAAAAGATACCTCTTTTCATTATGCTTGCAGAGCAAGTCATTGCGTCTGAAATTAAATTCCTTGGTAACCTTAATGTTGCTAATTCAACTATGGTATTGGGCAGCAATACTATTCAAAAGCCAGCAAGATGGCACAAAACTGTATCGATGAATATTACAGTAGATGGTGAAAGACGCCCTATACTACTTAGAACATATGAATACTTAAGAGAATACTGGCCTGACGACACAAAGACAGATATTCCAAAATTCTTTTCAGATTACAACTATGACAATTGGCTTTTAGCTCCAACGCCTGACAGCAACTATAGTTTTGAAGTGCTTTACTACGAGCGCATTCAACCGCTTGACTCGAATAATCAAACAAATTGGTTTACTATATATGCACCACAAGCATTGCTTTATGGTTCATTATTGCAAGCTATGCCGTTCTTAAAGAACGATGAGCGTCTTCCTATGTGGCAACAACAATATACAGCCATTATGAATACACTCAAACAAGAAAACACTCAACGTATTGGAGACAGACAGGCAACTGTTCTTGACACTTAATTATGACTACATACACCTCGCCCTTTACTGGAGACGTAATACAGCCTACCGATGTAAGTTACGCTGCTTATAATCCAAGCTCTGATTTAACCTTAGCATGGCCAGTTAATGGTAACGTGTCACAAGACACTGTGGCTCGTATCATGGACATTACGCCAACAACAAGTGGCATTTCTGTATTATTACCGCCTGCAAATCAAGTATCTGTTGGTCAAGATACAATGATTAAAAATCCAAGCGCATACAGTTTAACCATTAAAGATTTTGACGGTAACGTTATTACTACAATTGTTGCAGGTCAATCAAGATATATTTATCTTACCGATAATTCAACATCAGCAGGTTCATGGTCAAGCCTAGCATTTGGCACAGGTACATCAGCTCCTGATGCTTCAGCATTAGCTGGTTTAGGTCTTGAGGCTATTGGCACAACACTTAATCAAACACACCCAACATCTTCTGTATTGTCAGCTTATACATTTGTAGACTCAGATAGAGCTCAATTAAAAATGTGGGCAGGTGGTACTGATTACGGAACGCTTCCTGCAGCTGCAACATTAGGTGATAATTGGTTCTGTCTATTTAAAAATAATGGTAGTGGCACTTATAATATTTACACTACAGGTACAGACACGATTGACTTAGCTTCATCTAAAATATTCCAACCTAATGAGGCTTGCGTTATCTTGTGCACTGGCGGTGAATACGTTACTGTTGGCTTTGGTACAAGTACAAGTTTCTTTTTCACTGCTTTAACAAAACCTGTTGTTAATGGAAGTTATACGCTATCCACAGCAGAAGCCACTACAATTATTCAAGAGTACACAGGAACGCTTACTGGCAACGTAGAGGTTGTTTATCCTCCTGTTGTGGCCCTTTATGTAGTAAGTAATCAAACTGTAGCTGGAAGCTATACATTAACTTTAACTACAGGAATACCTGGCAGCTCTACAGCCACAGTATCAGCAGGAAATCAAGCAACGCTTGTGTGTGATGGTACAAACTTTTACAACGCAAACACTGTTCAAGCTGGAGCTTCTGTTAGTGCTTTAGCTAATGGATCGGCAGCAAATCCTTCTTTATATTTTGCTTCAGAGCCTTCCACTGGTGTTTATAGACCTGGTGCCGGATGGTTTGGTATTACAATACTTGGTACAAATATTGCAGGATTTAATTCAGGCGGTCTTGATGTTTATGGTATAGGAAATTTTACTGGTGGCATTTTAGGCGGAACTTTCTAAATGACAAAGAAAGTATTTGCACTTGATACTCAGCCAGGTATCCAACGTGATGGTACTGTCTTTGATAGAAACTTTTATAACGATGGCGAATGGGTTAGATTTCAACGCGGCCGTCCAAGAAAAATTCAAGGCTATCAAGAGATTTCAGAGTTTTTAGCGGGCCCATCTCGCGGTGTATATCTTGATCCACAAGGATCTTATAATGCAGTATTTAGCGGTTACAATAACGGCTTACAGACTGTATCAATTGATAATAATGGACTTGGTTCAACTGTTTTAGATTTTACACTTACAGGATTTACACCTGATAACAGAAATCTATGGCAAATGGATTCTGAGTTTGATTCAGGTGGTACAAATCAACAAACATTATTAGTTCATCCAGGTTTAAATCTTTACGATATTTCAAACGAGCTTAATACACCTGTATTAGGTGGAGACATCACAGGCACAACAGCCGCACCTATTGGTGTATTTACTGCTACGGGCTCTGTAAACGGCACAACAACAATCATATTAGATGCTACAAATTTTCTTGTAGGAGCCGGTCAATTAGTAACAGGTAATGGCGTTCCTGCAAATACTTATGTAGTATCTATCACAAGTGGTAATACTGTTGTATTAACTAATCCTGTTGGAGCTCCAATTGTATCAACTAATATAACAAATCCTGGCTCGGGGTATACTGACGGAACATATACCCTCGAAGCCTTATCAGGCGGAACAGGAACAGGTGCTGTAGCTACAATTACAGTGGCTGGCGGTATTGTTACTACAGTGGTACTTACAGATAACGGGGATGGTTACATTGTAGGTGATTTACTTCAAGCTCCTGGATTAACAGGTGGCACAGGATTTGAATTAGAAGTTTTAACTGTTAGTGCATCCAACGTCACATTTACTTTTGACAATCAAATTTCAGTTTCAGGTGGTGTCGTAGTGTTGCATCCTTACACGTTTGTGTACGGCAACAACGGATTAATTAAAAATAATTCAGCAGGAAATCTTAATGATTGGGTTTCACCTGACTCAAACGAAACAAACGTAGCATCTACAAAAATAGTTAAAGGATTGCCTGTTCGAGGTGGTACTAATGCGCCATCGGGTTTATTTTGGGCACTCGACTCTTTAATTCGAGTATCTTATGCTC